GATACATTTAGCACACGCTTCCGGCGAAATTCGAGGGGGGTTCGACATTTTACACAGATATTAAATTTATTTGACATTCCAATGTAGCGAGATTCGAGGGAGATGCGGGAAGGAGGTCGGGAAAATGGCTCAAAAAAATATAAAAATTTTGACTCAAAAGGAACTCGACGCCGTCGTGAGCAGGATCCCGGACGACCGCAGAGCACTTGCGAAGGACATAGCCGCGCATATGTGGTTTCTGTCACGCCAGATGGCCAAGTGCATGGCCATAGTGAGGCGCGAGGGCCCGATCACGAAGTTCGAACAGGGGAAGCAACAGCTCGACAGGGAAAACCCGGCGCTGAAGTCATACAGAGCCATGGCCAAGGACTACCGGTCATTTGACGCACAGCTTGCGGCACTCCTGCCCAGAGCTGTGCCGTGTGCGGATCAGACGCAGGAAGACAATGACTTCGACGACTTCGTCAGTGGGAGGGATGAGGATTGATCCACCGCTATCCGCTCACATACAACCCGATCCTCGAGTACTGGGAACTGATCGAGTCGGGGAAGGAGACGGTCAGCCACAAGGTCCGAGTCTTTTACGAATACCAGGCAAATAGAATTCTGCAGCCGGATCCGACTGCAGAATTTGTCTATTCGCCCAAGCGTGCCCTCCATGCGGTCGAGTTCATCGAAGGGTACTGCAGGCACTCCAAAGGCAGCGCCGGCGGGAAGCCGTTCCTCATGGAGGTATGGCAGCGGGCCTTCGTAGCCTGCATATTCGGCTGGATAGACGACTCTGGCTTCAGGCAGTACCAAGAAGCGCTCATGATCGTGGGGAAGAAGAACGGCAAGAGCACCCTGGCCGCAGGAATCGGCCTGTATATGATGGTTGCGGATGGAGAGCCGGGCGCCGAGGTCTACGCCGTGGCCACGAAGAGAGACCAGGCAAAAATCATTTGGAACGAGGCGAGCCGGATGGTCAAGAAATCCGGGTACCTGCACTACACACGCGAGAACCAGCGTGGAGTCATCCGGACGAAAGTCGGAGAGCTCACGGCAGATTATAACGACTCCGTCTTCAAACCGCTCGGCCGCGACTCAGACACTCAGGACGGCCTGAACGTGCACTGCGCTCTCCTGGACGAAATTCACGCATGGCCTCCATCTCTCCGCGATCTGTACACGATCGTCACCGACGGCGTCACAGCGAGAGATCAGCCTCTGATCCTGGAGACTACGACGGCCGGAGTTGTGAGGGAGGCTATATACGACGAGCAGTATGACCGTGCGGAGAAAAAGATCAATGCCATGGAAGAGGGCAAGGAGATCGACGTGCACTTTATGCCGGTCGTATATGAGCTTGACGACAAGGACACGTGGAAAGATCCGGAGCACTGGAAGGAAGCAAACCCGGGGCTCGGGACGATCAAGAAGAAGAAGCAGCTGGCTGACAAGGTGGCCAGAGCAATCGCGAACCCGAAGGCAGTGCGCAATCTGCTCACGAAGGAGTTCAACATTCCGGAAACGGGCTCGGAGTCGTGGCTGAGCTTCAGCGAGCTGAACAACCAGGAAACATTCGACATTGACGCCCTGCGGCCACGGTATGGAATCGGCGGGACAGATCTGTCGAGCACGACGGACCTCACGGCAGCGGTCGTTATATTCCGAGTTCCGGAAGACCAGAACGTATATGTCCTGGCCATGTTCTGGATCCCGGAGGACCTGGCCGAGAAAAGGACGAAAGAGGACCAGATACCGTACGACGTATGGATCAAACAGGGATTCATGCGGACGTGCGCCGGGAATCACGTGGACGACTCGGACGTGGTGGACTGGTTCCGGGAAGTGCAGGAAGACATGGACTGCTATCTCTACGCTGTGGGCTACGACGCATGGAGCGCACAGCGATGGGTGAAGGACATGACGGAGCAGTTTGGCGAGATTATGACGGCTGTGCCGCAGACAATGAAAGCGCTGTCTGCGCCAATGCAACAGCTCGGCGCCGACCTTACTTCGAAGCTGGTCAACTATAACAACAATCCCGTTCTGAAGTGGTGCCTGGCCAACACGGGCATCCTGAAAGACAAGAACGGCAACCAGAAGCCTGTCAAGACGTCCAACCCTCGCAAGAGGATTGATGGACTGGCGGCGCTACTGGACGCATATGTGGTCTATCAGGATCACATGAGCGACTATCTGAGCGTGATCTGACAGAAAGGAGAACGGAATGGGAATCCTGCAGAGAATCATGAGCATACTGGCCAGAAGCCCCACCGCGGAGGCGACAGAAAAAACACAGCTGCGTTTCGTGCAGCAATATGCCAACTCGCTCTATGTGTACGACGGCAAGATTTACAGATCGGACATCGTGCGGAGCTGCATCAGGCCGAAGATAAAGGCAATCGGGAAGACGGTCCCGCAGCACATACGGGAAAACGCGGACGGCGAAAAACAGATAAACCCGGACGTGTACATGAAGTTTCTGCTCCGCGAGCCTAATCAGCTGATGACGTGGCAGCAGTACGCCGAAAAAATGGAGTGTCAGCTGATGCTCAACAAAAACGCGTTTGCGCTGATCCAACGCGACGAAAACGGCCTGCCGGCGGCGCTATTCCCTTTAGCGCCCACGTCAATCAGGGCGGAGTACGACAAAGACGGGGCGCTGATCGTTCACTTCTGGATGCAGAACGGCAAAGACTGGAGGTTCTACTACACGGACCTGATACACCTCAGAGACGACTACAACGACAATGACGTATTCGGGACACCTTCGTGGGATGCCCTGAACGAAGTCATGGAAGTCGTAGGACAGGCGGACAGAGGACTGATCAACGCAGTAAAGAACTCCGGAATCATCAAGTGGCTGCTCATCTTTAAGTCCTCAATCAGAAATGAGGACATGACGACTAAGGCGAACGAATTCGCGGAGGCCTATCTCAAGGCCGGGGGCAACGGAGTAGCCGCTACTGACGCGAAGGTAGAAGCCAAGCAGATCGACCAGAAGGATTACGTCCCGGCCGCAGATGTGACGGCGGCGGCTGTGGCCAGAATCATGAGGTTCTTCAACGTGAACCCGAAAATAGTCGACAGCTCCTACTCAGAAAATGAGTGGATTTCGTACTATGAGGCACAGGTAGAGCCGGACGTGATCCAGTTCGCACAGCAGCACACGAAGGGTCTATTCACGCGCAGGCAGCGGGCGTTCGGGAACAGCATCGAGATCCAGACGTCCGGACTGCAGTACGCGGCCATGTCAACCAAATTGTCACTAAAAGACATGGTTGACCGCGGGGCGATGACGCCGAACGAGTGGCGGTCTACTCTCGGGCTCGGCCCGATCGAGGGCGGAGACAAAGCCATCAGGAGACTGGACACGGCTCCGGTTAAGGAACAGACCGAACAAGTGGAGGAATAAAAACATGGATGTAAGAATCAACGGCATCATCGTGCCGGACGACGATCTCGCATTTTACGAGTGGTTCGGGATGAGCGCGTTCGCTCCGAAAAGGCTGCACGACGCGATACGCGAAGCAGCCGGAGAACGCCTGGACATTTACATCAACTCGAACGGCGGAGCGGTATCGGCCGGCAGCGAGATCTATGAGACCATCCGGCAGTATGCCGGCGGCGCTCTGATCCACGTCACAGGAGTCGCGCATTCCGCGGCGTCTGTGATCGCGTGCGCGGCAGAGAGCGAGATGGCTCCGACGGGACTGATGATGGTGCACTGCGCCTCATCCTGGACCGCGGGGAACCACGCAGAGATGGAACACATGGCGGAGGTTCTGCGGACCGTCGACAAGTCCCTCGCGGCGGCATATCGCCAGAAGAGCGGCATGACGGAGGACGAGATCCTCCAGATGATGGAGGCGGAGACGTGGCTCACGGCAGAAGACGCCGTGGCGTACGGGCTCATCGACAGAGTGAGCGGCACGGCAGAAGCGGGGCCCGCGCCACTCGTGGCAGCGGCGAGCGCATTCGGGCTCGCTGATCCGAAGGCGATCGAAGAGTGGCGCCGCCAGCAGGCCGAGAGAAGGACGG